CTCAGCCAGCGCGATGCTCTCGTTGAGCCCTTCCTGAACCGTTGCGAGGTAGTCGCTGAAGGTGTCCATCGACACGACGCCCGAGAACTTGGGATCGATCTTAGCGAGTTCCTGCATGACGGACTGCCCGGTGACCGGAACCCCATCATCGGTGTGGAACAGGACCGCGCGGCCAGCCTTCCCGGCCAGCGGGTTGAGTTCCTTCGCGCCCGTCTCGTTGACGACGGCTGCCTTCTCGCCCATCCCGCTGATCAACTGGACAAACCGAGACACATCATCCGGGGCGAACTGGGTCAACTGCCCATCGTTCCTGTCAACCAGTGCCTCGCCGCCGCCCCTCTGGAGCCCGCGTCGCGCGATCTGGGTGAACACGTCGGTCAGGTACTCGCCCGCCTTGATCTTCGTGTCGTAGATGCTGGTGAGTTGGCCCTGATAGCGCTCCTCCTCCTTGCGCTTGCGGTCGGCATCCGACTGCGCGCGGACCTGACGGAGCAACTGGGCAGCGTCACGCTGGAGGATGCGCCAGAACTCAGAGTTCTTCGGCACCTTGTTCGACCACTTGGTGTAGAAGGCAGCCGCAGTCTGCGGGCTGATCTTCCCCTGCGCGAGCGCGAGGGTAGTCTTCGACTCAGCGATGGCGTACTCGTACTCCAGCGCCGCGTTCTGGTACATGTCGTAGAGGGGGTCGTCATCGTCAACCGCTGCCGCGCGGTTCTTCCAGTGGGCCACGACGAGTTCGTCGGTGACCTTCTTGCCCTCAAACAGACCGCCCTTCATCCACGCGTTCATGATGTTCTGGTCGCGCTGCGCTTCCATCTCACGCGCAATCGCGATCACGGTGTTCGTGAGGTTCTGCGCAGGGCGCGGCATGCGCCCGAACGTGCCCCTACGCGCCATCGGTGACCTCCATTACGCCCGCCGAGGCGCGATCTTCTGCTGGGTGACGATCCGGTTCTTGGCCTGTCCGCCTTGGATCATGTTCTGCATCAGCGCAGCCTGCGGCTCAACCGCCCCCTGTGCGAACGGGACGCCCGCCCCTTCCGTGCCGGGGATCGCAGCCGCGTTCACGCCGTTGAGTTCGGAGCCTCCGGGGCCACCCTGACCGGGGGTCATCTCGGGGGCCTGCCCGCGCATCGTGTTGGACAGCGCCTCGTTGGCGTTGCCCATCTGGCCCTGAGCCTGCGCCGCCGCGTCGGGCGGGGCCTGAAGCCCGATTGCCTGAAGCGCGGAGAGCAACTGTGCCATGACCTGCACCCGCTCCGGCCACAGGGCAGCGTCGGTGGACTCCTCTCGGATCAGGTCCTGCTCCGTCTCGGGGTCATCGATGCCAACCATGTCCATGCCGGTGCGCTGGCTGATCAGTTTCGCCTGCATGAGTGAGATCGCGCGCTGCGCGGTCTCCATGTCGTCACGCGGGGACAGGGACGGGTCGGTGATATCGAGACGCCCGCCGCCTGCGGCGACAATCGCGCCGACCTCCTTCGACTTCTCAGCCCACACGGTCACGGCCAGTTCCCAGACCCGGCGACGCCACTGGTAGAACAACTTGCGGCGAAGCGACAGACGTGACTCGTAGTTGGCGACGAGGGCGTTGATTGCCTTGGAGGACGAGAGGACCGAGGACGGGGCCAGCCCGAGGAGGAGATCGTTCAGGCCGGTGACCACCGCGATCTCGCGGTCGATGCGGCCAAGGAACTGCTCCAACTGGAACTGCGCGATGAACGGGGTGATGACCTCGATCCGGTTGCCGGGACCGGGGGCGACGAGTTCGTTGCGCTTCGGCTTCAGGCCAGCGGGCACGCGCTGCGGCGCGTTCTCGCCAGTCAACTGCCAGTAGTCACCCGCGACCGCGTTGCTGATCATCTGCGACCCGGCAGTGATCTTCTCCATCTTCTCGCGGATCAGATGCTCTGCGTCGTACAGGTCGGGGCGACCGTTCGGCAGGCCGGGAATGTAGGTGTTGAACACGGGGACATACGGCAGGCGACCTTCATACTCGGTGTACTTGGTCGGGCGGCGAAGCACCATGTTCCCGCACGTCACGAGGTTGTACGTGGTCATGCCGACGTACTTGCCGTTGCGCCACGTCGGAAGCCGATACCAGTAGTCCCAGACCTCGACCATCGCGCCGCCGAGTTCCATCCACGGGCGGGCGGGCTCGTACTCTGAGGCGTAGGGGTCCATGCGCTCGCTGACGAACGGGATCGTCTGACCCGTGGCCTGATCCTTGATCGCGGTCACGTCAACGCCGTACGTCTCCGTGACCGAGTTCGGGTCCATGCGGTTGACGTACGCGACCCACTCCAGTTCCTCGTAGTTGTCGGACTTCCACCCGAGGTACAGGTTCTTGGGCTGATCAATGATCTCTACGCGGGGAGACCCGCCGATGGCGCTCGCCTTGTCGGGAACCCAGTACACGCGGGCAGCCGTCCGCCCGTAGAGACCCTTGACCGTCGCCGCCTTGTGGAACTTCAGATCGTAGTCCTGATCACCCTTCCATGCCACGTATACGCGCTCCAAAGCCGAGGCGGCAGTTCGCGCCTCGGGCGTGGTGTCGGTCGCCAGCATGTTCTCGATGGGCTCAACGGCCTGAAGCGCGGCGGGAATGTCCACGATGGGGGCAGGGGTGTTGACGGACACGTGGGCGCGACCGGGCGTCGTGGCACTCGGGTCAAACGGCCAAAGGTCTGGGCCACCGTGGGTGAAGTGTTCGGCGTAGTACAGGGCGTCGGCGCGGTCCACCCACAGGCGGAAGCGGGCCATCTCCGGCTCGGCACTCTTGACGCGACGCGCCATCGCCATGAGCAGCGCCTTGATCTCCGGGTCCTCTGTGCTGGCGGCGGCGTGCCCGAGGGTCGAGTTCCCGAACGGGGAGCGCCCCATCCCCAGAGGCATCGTGATCTCAGCCATCGTACCCGCTCCTTGTGTCGAACGGGACGCTGCCCTGACCGTCAACGGGCGTACGGTCGAGGAGGAATACAGCGCAAACAAGCGCCATCACGGCGTCCTGCTCGATCTTCCCGTCATCCAACTTGTAGTTCAGCAACTGCTGTCGCACCTGACTCCAGACTCCATCCGAGGGGAGGAGCAGCCGACCCTCATCGATCACCGTGCGAAGGTTCCCAAGGAGTTTCCGCTTCTTCTGTACCGTCCCCCCGAACTCGACGTTGTGCAGGTTGGGGACTTCCTGCTCGACTGCTTCACGGAACATCTTGCCGCCGAAGCCGGTCGCGTCAATCGCAGTGTAGCAGGTGGACCCGAGACGGCTAACGTCGTACGAGTTGTGCCCATCGGCGGTCATGTTCACGAGTTGCGGCGTTGACTTCTGACCCTTCAGGACCGTGGCCTTGACGCCCACCAAGTATGGCTTGCAGGCGCAGTATTCCATGATGCCCCGCTGGAGCGCAGTGACATGCGCCTTGTGCGCTGGAGGCATGACGATGGCGAGGACGATGCTCCACGCACTGTCCTGCGTCTTCGCCGGGTCCACGCCCTGAAGGTACGTGAGCCCCTTGCGGGCTGGAGCCTGCACCGGGAGGCCGTCAATGAAGCACGCCTCCACGTTGAGGCCATTGAAGTACGCGGCCTTTGCCTGAAGGAAGATGCCCTCGACGTTCTGGAGGATCGTTCGCTCGTCCATGTCCGCAGTGAGGATGTCGAACATCTCCTGCGTCAAGCCGTACCCGATGTTGTCGCGGGTTGACATCCGCTGCGAGTACCACGACGGAAGCCGCTTCGGGTTCTCTGGATCGCCCTGCTTCCAGTTGTCCGCGAACTGGTAACCCAGTTCCTCGGACGGGGTGGAGACCATGATCAACTGCCCGCCCGTGCCGAGGCGGCGGAAGCCGAAGACCTCCTTCACGAGAAAGTTCAGCAGCGGCTCGATGCCCGCCTCGTCAAAGGTGATGCCGTGCATGTCGCGGCCCAACTGCCCGAGCGCCTTCGCGCCCGTGGTGCGGAAGTGGACCTGCGCGCCGCCGACCTCGGGGCGGAACTTGATCCAGCGGTACTCCGAATACTCCTTGTCGTCGGTGTCCGCGATGGGGGTCTCGGAACCTTCGGGGTAGTCCCCGCCGCTCTTGGTGATCGGGCAGCCGCGACCGCGCTGGCCCTCGTGCGTGCCGGAGAAGATGCGCACGATGTCGTTGAAGACGAGTTCGGCAACCTCCTGCCGGATGCCGAAGTGATACCAGTGGTACTCCTTGCGCCCCCAGCGGACCACGGACTTGGGGTCCTTCTCGTCTGGGCGCTCCTGCCCCAACTTGCCGAGGCACGAGTAGATGATCAGGATCGCGAGAAGCGTTGTCTTGCCTGCGCGGTTTCCCGAAGTGAGCAGGAGGGTGAGGAAGCGAGCGACATGCTCGCGTCGGCGGGCTACCACAACGCCAGCGAACGCAACCTGACCGGGGTGCATCTCCAGACCCAACTGCTTGCGGGCGAAGTTGCGCACGGCCAGCGCATGCTCGATCTCGTCTGGGAGGAGCCCCTTCTTCCACTGGAGGTAGTGCTTCAGTTCCGGCTCAGACAGCATCAGTGATCTCGACTGCGGTCCCCTCGATCACGCTCGGGTCCTCCAGCATGGGCACATCGCCACGGAGCGTTCCGAGCAGGGCGACCAGCATGTCCGCCTGCGTTGTGTTCTTCTTCGCCTGCTCGCGCTTGTCGATGAGTGCCTGCGCCTTCAAGCCCGCGTTGATGCCCGGAACTGCGTCCTTGTCCGTGAGGTCGAGTTCCCCGCTCTCCAGTTGCTGGATCGCCTTCTCGCGCACGAGGACCGCAAAGTCCTTCTGCCGCTTCGCGATGCCCTCGCCAACTGGGGTCTCGGCCTCGCGATGCTCGCGGTGCGTCCCAATGCGCTGCGTAGACAGGTCCATACCAAGAGACTCAGCCTGCCGCGAGAGTGCGGCCATGCTGAGTTCGGGGGAGGCGTCTACGAACTTGGCGAGAGCGGGCGTCTTGCAGACGCTGCATCGAACGGTGGTCAGAGCGGGCTGCCTTTCATCAGGATCGCGGTCACGCGACCTTCTCGGAGGTCGGAGGGTCGCACAATGATAGCGCGGGCACCCGCAGCGTTGAGCAACTGGAGCCATTCGACCTGCTCAGGCTCGACAACGCCCTTCTCTTTCTTCAGTTCCATGAAGATCAGCCGGTGACCGGGCTTCGCGAGGGTCAGATCGGGCCATCCCTTCGCCATCGGGGTGATGAACTGCCCCTTGCCGGTCTCCTGATCCCCTACCCAGCCCCTCCCAGCGTGCGCAACACGCCATCCGCGCCTCTTTGCACGCCCAACGATGCTCGTTTGCAGGGCGCGCTCGCTCATCTGCTCGTCTTGGCACTGCTCGGGCGTCTTCGTTCTGTGGTTTCGACCGCAGGTCGGGCAAGATGTCGTCGTCATTCGTCGCTGATACGTCGCTGTAACGTCTTTGGGCGTCGCTGGACTTGTTCCTGCTATGCCCCAGACACCATAGTAGCGGAGCAAGTCGCCGCTGCCCGTGGCGACAGCAGCACAAGGAGTCCGAGATGACGGACATCTATACTCTCGACCGCACCGAAGCGGCGCCGCCCACCGCAGACCTGCTCACGCCACGCGAGCGAAGGCACCTTGGCTCGCTGGAGAAGCGCATCGAGCGCGGGATGACCACGTTCCGCGAAGTTGGCGAGGCCCTTGCCGAAATCAGGGACCAGCGCCTGTACCGGGAGACGCACGTCACCTTCGATGCGTACTGCCGGGAGCGCTGGCAGTTCGACCGGGGCCGCGCGTACCAGTTGATCAGCGCTGCGGAGGTAGCGCGGGCCATCCCCGTCGAGTTTCAGCAGATCGCCAACGAGGCACAGGCGCGCGAGTTGGTTCCCCTCGTCAGAGAGGACCCCGATCTCGTTCGCACTATCTGGAAGCAGGTCACGGAGGGTGACGCCCCCGTCTCCGCATCCCGCATCCGACAGGTCGTACGACAGAACCTGCCCAAGCCAGAGGTCCCACCGGCCCCGCAGGTGTCAGCAACCCCGCGTCTTGTACAGGCCATCGACCGGCTCGCATCCGCGTACCGGGAGTGGGTGGCGACCAGACCGGGACGCACTGAGCGTGAACTGGTGCGTGCGGCACTGGGTCGATTGAACGCAGTAACGACAGGAGAGAAGACTTGATCACGCAGGCCCTAGCGCCCAAGTGTGTGTATTGCGCCCGCCGCTGTTGGCCTTGGCAGCCTTGGGGCGGGCGCTACGTGCTGAACGCAGGACACAAGCGCCTGCTCGCATGGCACAAGCCGTGCCTTGTCAAGCAGAGCGGCATACGAAGGCTGGACCTACTGCTCGATGACGACATCGAGACACACGACCTGCCGTAGCCCCACACCGGGGCGCGCAGGTGGCTAGGCGGGGAACTTAGAAGCCCTGCTACCGGGTTCAACTCTCGGGCGCTCCATCACATGGGGGCGGTCCGGTCTCTCTCCCGAGCCGCCCCCGCCTCATGGTCCCGCTCCCTGTGCCCCCCCCCACAGGTGAGCGGGGCCACTCTATGCCTGTCGCTCTGCCAGGGCCATCGCGCCGAGCGGTGCGATGCCGATCCACTTGATGCCCATCTCGGATCGCCCCTTGCGAAAGCCCTTCTTCTCCAGCAGCGCGGAGAACTTGACGTTCGACACCGTGTCGTCGTCTCGCCCAGATGAGACGTGCCAGTCCTTGTACGCGTCGTACAGGGCCTGACCGCGCCCGCGCTCCTCCGGCGCTACCCGGCACGCCTCGTTGATGAAGTCAGCGATGGGGTCGTTTCGCTCCATGAACTTCTGGCTCTGCTCGCGCACTCGCTCGGGGATCGCGAGTCCACGCCCTGCGTCGAACTCCGCGTACCACTTCTGCGCCATGAAGCAGAGGATGGCGAGGATGCCCTCCTTCTCGGACGCGAGGACACCGTAGAGACCGCGATCCTCCTTGTCCCCGTCGAACCGCTCGCGGAAGTCCGCGACCATGACGCGAGCAGCCATCGAGGGACCGAGGTCTTCGACCTCCGGGGCGTCGTTCACGAGGAACGTGATCGAGTGCGTCGGGTCCCACGTCTGGATGTTGTTGGAGTACAGCGCGCGGGCCACGATCTGGTCGCCGCCCGTGTGCGCCTTCAGCAGTTCCTCGTTGAAGCGGTTGCCCTCCGGCTCCGAGAAGAAAGTGATCCGCTTGCCCTTCAGCGCCATGAGGTCGGCGCGGGCAGCGTCAGCGCGGGTCGCGCCGAACTTCGACCGCATGTACAGGTTCGCGTCGAACTGCGCCCCGTACTCGCCAACGGCCTTCATGACCGCAGCCTTCAGGGCTCCCTTGCCGTTGCGACCGATGCCGGTCATCAGAAGGAACCGCTGCTCTGGGCTGAACCCGAACATGCTCGCGCCGTACCACATGAGCAGGAACACAATCATCTGCGGGTCGCTCGACGTGATCTCATCCATGAAAGTCATGAAGCGAGGAGCGCGCTCCCGTGCGCCAGCAAGGTCAGAAAGCGGATTGAATTTCACGCCCGTCGTCAGGGAGACGAGGCATGAGGGTGACGGACGCTCGACCAGCGTGTTGGTCCGCAGATCGACAAGGCCGTTCGACACGCCGAGCGTGAAGGGGTCGCTGTCCCAGTCGTCGCCGTTTGTCCCGTACCCGTCGAAGGTAGCCAGCGCCTCCAGCGCGCGGTTCAGCGGCCCCATGTCGAGGAGTTTCTTCAGCACGTCCTTGGGAACACCCACGTGGGGGGCGCCGGGGATGCACGCGCGGGCAGCCAGCAGCGCCACGTCGTGCTTGATCTTCCCCGTCTCGTCAGGCGCCCAGCGGTGACCATCCCAGTGGTGCCAGCGCTTGGCCGTGTGGTCAAACCGCCACTTGCCTTCAAGGTTGATCGCAAGCCACTGCGCCTGCTGATAGTCCAGTTTCTCGCCAAGGCCAAAGCCTTGCTCGTCTACGGGCACGTTCGTCACTCAACACTCCTGATCGCGGAGGTCATGGTACGCCTTGCCTCAAAGCGCGGCAGCCCAGCCTCCACGGCGGCGTCCAGCAGCCTATCGAAGTCCGCCTGCGAGGCGCCTTCCTCCTTCAGCGTGGCTGCCGCCCAGAACAGGAGGTTGTTGCGGTTGCCCTCGCCACCCTCGCGGACCTTCTGGATCACGCCCTCGTGGCTCACGTCGTTGTAGATCATGCCGGGGATGCGGTCCTCCACGGGGACCGGCTTCCGCATGGACTTCCCGATCATGGCCTGATCGCGCAGGGCCTTGCGCTTGCGGAGTTCCGCCAGCAGCGGCTCGGGCATCTCCATCGGTGACTCGTCGGCGGGCGGGAGCAGCCACGTGTACGGGTGGCCGTCCGGGTGGATCGAGGGGGGAGCGGCCACGTAGCCGCCCACTCCCTTGAAGTCCAACTTGCTGCCCAACTTCACGGTCGGCCACGGCTCGATGTCAGCGACCCACAGGTGCAGCCCGCGCCCCGTCTTCGCGGCCCAGCGGTCGGGGATGTACTCGCCCGAGCCGACGAGCGCCTTCCACTGCGCGGCTCCGTCCTCTCCGTCGATGTCCACGACGTAGTACCCACCGCCCGTGTCGAACTGACCGCCCGTGAGGATGCCGATGCCCGTGGTGTTGGGGTGTGTGAAGGCGGCGTGGCGGTCCATGAGACCAGCATGCCCCTTTGAGAAGGCGTCGTACAGGCCGCGTTTGTGAACAGATGTATTCGGCTGCTTGCCGGTCAGGGCGATGACGCTCAGGCCGCGCTCGATGTAGTCGTGCGCAGCGTCGAGCAGTTCGTCTGCGTGCGCCATGTGTCTCCCTTGCGTTTGCTCCCGACCGACCGGACGCTACCCGGCTTTCCCGCGAGGATCGGGCTGTCCAGTGCCGACAGCCTGCACGCGCGGTGTCCTTACAGCGCATTGCCCGCCCCCACAGCGGACGTAGACGACGGTCGGGACATAGAGATGGTGAGGCCCCCTCCCCAGTGCGGTAGGGGAGGGGGCCGGTGTGACGGAAAGGCTACGCCGATGCACGCGACCGCTGCGCCTTGGTCGGCGGCAGCACGTTGACGATGCGCGGCCACCCATTGTCCTTCATCTCCAGAAGGAGGAGGCACGGCGCCCCGACGAGCGTGGCCGGGTCAACCGGCTGGCCCGCATCCACG